GGCTATTTCTTGAGCTTGGCTTGCTAGTTGCTCCCCTGTTTTACCTGCTGCACTTCCAGTTGCCGATATAAGCGCGTCAGCTCTTGCAAGTGATACCTGTAAAGAATCTAGCTCTTTAACACCTTTTGATACAGCAACCGTAAACACTGTAATACCAGCAGCGAAAGCTGTCATAGCCAAGCCGCCAGTAGTTGCTAGTGTGGTTAGTGAAGATATGCGCGAAGATATACCGCCAAGTGGTCCGTCAATAGAGGCAACAGCCGCACCTGCATTTTTACCAAACGATTTAAATTTAGATTCTAGTGTGCCGATCTTCTTTTCTGTTTTCTTCCCTGTTGCGCTTAACTTATCAAGTGCTTTCTCACCTTTAACTAAGCCGCTAGTTTGAACGACAAACCCTAATTCCGCGAGATCAGACATAATTAATACCTCTTATATGAAAAAAGCCGCCACAAGGCAGCCTTTTATTAGTTTTCTTTTAACTTTCTTGCAGCACGTTGATCTTTAAACTGCTTCTTAACTCTTTTTCTGTTTTCTTCGATAGCGTTATAATCATCACAATTCCAAGGTGAGCCACAAAGCCGATCTTTACCTTTGTTATTCCAAGCGCAATATTCACGGCTCATCATAATAAGCTGATCGCTTTCCCATTCATCCAAGCTGCTTGCCAAGCTATCAGAGAATGATTTTAATTCTGACCATGTAACTGGATAGCTACCCATTCCCACATTAAGGTTAAATCCTAACTTATGAAAATAACTAACAATCAAACTGTCTGCTTCTGGCATTGTGCAAGCTATATTTTCAACGCCTAAATCTTGTATTCGAGATATTGCAATGTCGTCTTTTTTGGGCTTGTCAGCTTTTGGGACAGCGTGAAGCCATCCCAATTTTCGACTGTAATATTTTAAGTTGCCGCTTAACCCTTGATAAAATTCGATCTTTCTCGGATAAATGCCTCTACTTGCTCACGAATCCAAGTGTATTCAGGATTAAAATATAAGTCTTTCATTACCTCTTCACTGAATTTGACTTTCTTGCCGTCCATAATGAGATTACAGCCAGTTGTAATTTTAGCCAGCATACTACACGCTTTTTCTTCTGCATCACGCGCCGTTTGTTCATTCTTGTTTTCACGCGCCGCTTTCATTAACTTGCTGAATTCTGCTTTATAGCTGTTAGTGTCAGAACTTAATAAATCAATAGAGAATGCTTTTCCGCTATCGTCTTTAATTACTTCACCGCTTACAGGGTGTAATAATTCTAGTGTTTGAGCTTCTTGTGCTACTTTGATATTTGATAAATCCATAATATTCATGCCTTATATTAATCATCCAAAAGATAAAAGTGAGGTGGGGCGGATGAAACCCCAGCTTGCAAGCCGTTACCTCAGAAACTTACTTACTAAACCGCTTCAACTGTAACGATTTTAGTATTGATCTCAATCGCAACTGTTGAGCTGATGATTGAGTTTGCACTGCCTGGGTTCCTTGTGTAACTAAAGATTTTACCAGTGTAGTAATCAATGTCACCGTCACTATCCGTAACAGAGAATGAATGCTCATCGAATTGACCATCACCATCTACACCAGCAGATAGAATAACTTGACCTGCATCGGTAATGTCGTGACCTAGTGCGACTGATGTCGAACCGTAATCAATAAAGCCTTTCTCTTTCTGCGTCACGCCTGTAGCTAGTGGCTCATGTGTAACTGTTGAGGTTGTTGGACCGTATTCTGGCAAGTCTGTTACTTCACCAACGTTAACGAATACCAATGCGCCAAAACCTGCCTCGTCATGTGTTGCTGGGCTGCCTTTTACAACTCCAAAGGTGATTCCCGTACTTGTTTTTACTGTCATTTTATAGCTCCAATTGGATAAAACGCTCATAAAGAGCAACTGATTATTATCATGATAATCTAGTTTACGATTTTACTACTATTTAATGGTTAATACAATTTAGCTATTGATTAAGGATTATTGATAGGACTTGTCTATTGATAAAAATCACAGTATACATTGACAGCCAATGACAAGGCTGCCATAATGTTTGTATTGAAAAGGCAATAAAGCCAATTAAAAGAGGAAGTATCCATGACATATCCAGAACGTTTCACAATACGCATCACCACAGAACAAAATAAAGCATACAAAGCCAATCAAGTTGAAGTATTCGCTAAAATTCGAGAGCTTTTAGATTCACTCGCTAAAGAAGGAAATGGAGAAAATAAATAATGACAAGTAAAAAATTGGTATCAATATTCGCAAAAGAAGAAAGCGTTAACTCGTATGAGTTTTATAAAGTGCTAAACAAAATCAGACTAGATGAAGGCGCTAATACAATAAAACACAGTCGCTTTATTGGTAGAGTTAAGAAAGTTATTGGCGATAATCAACGGGGTACAATGTGTACCCCGTCAAGACAGAGCGAAGAAATAGAAGTTTTCGATCTTACTCAACGCCAAATGTTACTTATAGGGATGAGAGAATCGCAGATAGTTGGTGAAAAAGTAATGGATTGGCTTGAGCATCTAATTGCGAAAGTTTCGCAGTTAGAGCAAGAGAAAATTAATCGTGCAAACGCATCACTTAACTATGTTGAGCAAAATAAAGTATTACAGGAAACGCGCAGAGCAGACGGCAAAGAAACAATGCCATACCATTACAGTAATGAAGCTAATCTCGTTAATCGAATTGTATTAGGAATGACAGCGAAGGCATACCGTAAAGATAACGAGTTCGATCAAGCGGTAAACCTACGCGATACGCTTTCAATTGTAGAGCTTGAGTGTGTCGCTTCGCTTGAGTCAACTAACAAAGAGCTAATTAAAATAGGAATGGATTATCAATTGCGTAAAGAAATGTTGCTAAAAGTATTCAAGCGCGACTTTGCAGGTAAGTTAATCGATGAACAGATTAGACTAGAGGCTTAAGCAAGATGGTGCCGCAAACTATTACGGCACCAAATAACAAAACTTTAAGGATCTGAAATGAAAAAAATACTATTAGCTTTATTGATCGGCTCGTCATTCACGGCTCAAGCTAAAGATATTGATGCTAAATTAGTAATTGGTACGGCAAGCTATCATTTTAGCAGTGAGAGCAGAAGATTTTTGAATCAGACTAATCCATCGATAGGGCTTGAGCTTTACGATGTCAAAGCTGTTTATGTGTCGGCTAATAGCTGGAATGAAGAAAGTTTATATTTAACTTACTCGCCGGATTATAAAGTTAATAGTTATCTATCGCTATCTGCAAATATTGGAATAGCAACAGGTTATAAGTGCTCTAATAACGTTAAAAAAGGCGATTACACGTACAATAATGATTATTGCAGCAATAGCGGTATTGTGTTTTTACCTGCGATTACTGCTGATATTTCACCGCTTGGAAATGACTTTGCGCTATCAATTAGCGCAAATACAGAAGTAGCAATGTTTAGCATTAGCTATTCATTTAATTAAAATAGGATTAAATATGAAATATGTAATAGCCGCTATTATCGGGTTTTTATTGCAACGATTAATAGGGTAGATAATTTATACCACTTAACTGATTAAGGAATGAAGATGAATAAAACAACACTATCAATATCAAGCGATTCGTTACCAGAAAACCCAACCAAAGCGGATTATGAGAGGCTTAATTTCGTGGAGATTGGTAATTGCCCTATAAAAAACAAAGTCGATGAAGTTCACGTTAGTGAGTTGTTTTTGATTGAAGACATGTATGGAGAAATAACAGCAACCAACAACATACGACAATGTTTAATTGATAAAAAACTAAGCAAATGTGAGGTTTCTATTGAAAGAGTTATTTAAATAACAATGATGAGTAAGTTAATATCACTTAACTAATTAAGGAATAAAGATGACTAAGGTAGATTTTAGAATAAGCACAATAAAACGATTAGAGCGGAAACTTAGCGATGCAAGAGAGGCGATCATTGAAATGCCTTATGCACCGATATTATCTAATGATAAGAAACAGGTGACGATAACCACTGAATGCTATAACAATTTAGTAATTGCAATAAACCCATAACTCTAACCAATAGCACTAAAATTAACGCTTAAAATATGCGTGTTGTGAGTCGTGCCAATATCCATCGACTGCAATGCGCTATCGTTAATAATTACTTTCTGCCCGTTATATTCAAGTTGAGAAGCTTTACTGAATCCCGCTTGCAATACTCCTGCAACATTTAGCCCTAGCCACTTAGCACCAGCAAAAGACTTCGGAGTGTTTACGTTAAGCTGATAAATTCCGAATTGAATATCATGTGAACTCGCAGACAATCCGATAGTATTATCATCACCGTACAAGCAAAACTCTTGAATGTAAGCGGTGTTAACATCTTCTTTGTATGACTCACCATCTTTAATTAAAAGATAGTCGTTAGCGTCTGCTATTGCCTGCGCTTTTGTTAATAATGCTTTTGCTAGATCGAATTTACTAATCATTTTACCAACCTTGTTACTTGTTCAACAATGTAAGGCCATTTAGCCGCCGTTAATCTTACCATTCCATCAGGGTTTCTTGCTTGAGCAGACCAGCCATATTCAAGCCGTTTGGCATAAGGTAGATTATTGGTAAAGTATAACGTATCG